CATAGAAAAATTAATTCTATGACACAAACACAAAAGTTGAAATGGATCAAAGAAGGAGATTAAGATGTCTTTAACAGATGAAACTACTGTTTATCGAAGTCAGTGCCCTCATCACGCAACAATTACCATGAAGATAGACATCAGAAAAATCAACAGTGACGGTACTCTTGATGCAGAAGTTATGGGTAATCCTCTCTTGCAAAAATATGGCATATCTACCAAAGCGCAGTTTCATGTATCAGGAAGTGACGAAGCAGAGTGTATCAATACTCTTAAGACTAAACTGGAGCAATTAAATGGCTAGATGGGAAAATGAGGACGTAAGTGATCTTAACTTACCTGATCCTGAAGCAACTACCACAGACTTTATAGGTAAAGATGGAAAATCTGTTGCAGAAACAAAAGCTTTTGCTAAAATGGTTACATCATCTCTAGGGAGCTTATACTATATAAAATATGGGCGCGGTGAGATATTAGATCCGTACCAAATAGACTCCCTTAGAACAGGTGGAAAATTATTTACATTTAAAAAAGTGTCTAAAGAAGCTTTTAGTCTCTATAATAGATACCTTGAAAGCAGAAACCGTTTATACTTTACTCGCGCACGAAGACTTATAATGGAGACCATATAATGAAAAAAGGACCCTTGTCTAAAAAGGACAAACAATTTATTGATGAGAATCTTTCTATGGGTGTTGAAGCCCTAGCAGAGAAACTGGAAAGATCAACCTCATCAATTGAAAAATATGTAGAGGATAATGACGACCCTAATCGCGGTAAGGTTCATGATCTTTTTGCCAGAAAAAAAGACAGGGGTGTTACTGTTATGACAGAGGCGGCTTCTATTGCATCTGATGATAATAAAAAAAATCAAACAGTAAGCGCACCCAAAAGATATACCAATGTAATTCATAAAATTAAGGACTAATATGATTTGCACCCAAGTCGATGGATATATGAAAAAACTAATCTGCGAAGAGCTTATGATTAGTTGGTTGATTACGTTAACAGATGGTACGAAAGTGTATGGTGACTATGATAGGCCGGGCTTTGACAACCCATGGTTAAGGCTCAAAAATCACTGTCAAGAAAATAATGTGTATCCTTCTGTTGTTGAATTACATATGTTTGGGGCGCCACGTCATGTATTTTTTGAAGACCCTAAGGGGCTTGATGGTTTAAAAGTTATGAGAGGGATCGCTAAAGATCAATCTATGGACGGAGGACATTCACAATCATTTCAAACTTTAACTGTGATTTTGTTAAAGGACAACTGTATAGAATACGATGTTTCTAAATACACTTGGCCACATAATGAATTCGAGCAGGCAATTTCAGTTAGATCAATCACACAAGACAATGTGCAAAATACAATCTTTAAAAATGACTCAACAAAAAAAGAACACCCAGAAGTACAAGAGTATCTCCACGGGATCTCCGTGTAGCGCATCGCAATATGCTGCCGAAATGGTGTGCATCAGAAAAAGAGAGCGTGATAATGCTGGTAGTTTAGAATATAAATTCTGGAGCAAGTCACACAAAGATGAATATCAAATACAAATACGGGCGGCTTCTAAGTTAATCAAAAAATACGGAGAAAAGGCACTACTTCACTATCTAAATAGCCCTAATGGAAAGAATGTATTTTCATTGGGGTTTTTGCATCAATCAGGAAAATTTGTATTAATTATACGTTTTGTTGACACGGGAGTGTCTAAGTCATCCAAGATAGTAGAAGCGCAATCTAAGAAAGACAAAAAAGTAATTGATGTCCCCGAGGCAATAGAGTATAAACCTAGAGCAGCCCGAAAACAAAAAAATCTTTTTTCACAAATTAGGAATATAGAAGATGGCAAAAAAGAAAACACCTGACTACTTATCTAAGATCATTAAAGAGCACGGCAATATCATTACCAATGGTATGGATATACTGACAGAAAAAAAGAGCTACAAAGCTGTATCAATTAGTCCAGCAATAGATATCGCACTAGGTGGTGGCATTAAAGAGGGCTCATGGTTTATGTTAACGGGTGATCCTAAGAGTGGTAAAACTACTACCGCTATGCAGTTGGCGGCTAACTGTCAACAGGAAGGTCGTCCTGTTATTTATTTAGATGTAGAGGGACGCATTAAAGATATGAATTTTGAAGTGCGAGATCTCGATCCTAATAAAATGGAAATCATTCACCCTGAAGATAAGCCTTTGTCTGCTGAGGTCTTCTTAGAAGTGGCCCACAAGCTCATGACAGATCCTGAGAACCATGGTGCGCTTCTGGTTATAGATTCTATTTCATCACTATTGCCAGAAAAAGAACTGGTAGGTGATATGACTCCGGGGCGCGCTGGGCTTCCTAAGTTATTGTCTATCTTTACCAAGAAGATGGGACAAATTCTTCCTCGTCAACGTGGCATCATTGCTTGTATTACTCATTACATTGCTAATACAGCAGGTTTTGGTGTAGCTAAGATGGCAGATGGTGGTAATAAAATTCAATATCAAGCTGACACAAGAATGGAAATACGACATGGTGGAGATAAAATCTCTGCCATTACCCCTTGGTTTAATTCTAACAAAGAGAGGATCGGTCAGGTCGTTAATTGGAAGGTGATATGTTCTTCTATGGGTTCACCGGGGACTCAAGCTCAGAGCTGGATTAGATACGGACACGGTATAGATAAGGTACAAGAAATTCTGATGTTGAGTCAGGATTTGGGTATGATTGCTAAAGCTGGCGCATGGCTAACATGTGAATTTATAGTTGACCACAAGGAATTGGCCAAAGAAATAAATCCAGCAATCAATGTTGAGGATAATGAAGCTTTATTAAAAGCGTTCAAGTTTCAGGGGCAAGATAAGCTCTATACATTTTTAGCAGATAATCCTAAGTTAGTATCAATTCTAGAGAAAAGTATCAAGGAGATGTTGTAATGTGTCACCACACCCATGCTCACCTAGTAGATAGCCATTATTTTTGTGACCATTGTAATGATAAAATTGATAGAGATATTTATGAAGCGGTTAATCAAATTCCATCGAAACGCTTAACACAAAAAGAGCAGGATGAGATTCGATCCGACGCCAATAAAATAGATGCGTGGGAAAATGCGCCAATGGTAGAAACTTAATATGCATATATATGGTCTTGATGGAAAAGAATATTCATGGAACCCTTCGGTTGCACAGGCTAAATGTGCGCAACGATCTAAATTACATACCAAAGCCAAGAAATTGCTTGACGATCTATTTCCACATGATATAATACTAGAAGAGGTTTCTTTAGTTGGAAGTAAGACCCAAATAAGGCGCAGTACTTTACGTGCAGACTTTTTTATACCCAATAGAAATTTAATTATTGAAGTACATGGTGAGCAACACTACAAATTTAATCCATTCTTTTTTAAAAGTAAGTTAAGTTTTTATAAGGCTAAGGGTCGTGATACAGACAAGAAAGAATGGTGTGAGCTTAACCATATTATATTAGTAGAATTTAACTACAATGAGGACATTGATGAGTGGCGAAACAAAATTAAATGAATTTATAGAAGCTATTGAGGTGTGGAAGTCCTCTAAACAGCTTCCACCCATCAGAGAAAATGATAACATAAATAGATTATTGGAACTAAAATCGGCAGACATTAGAAAGCTCACATCTGAAGATAGAGCATCTGGCGCATACGAGCTGTACATATATGCTGAATACTTACAGCAAATCAAAACCAAAGAAAAAATAATATTAGACTGGGCAGAAAGTAGTATTTGGTATATAATTGCAGATAGGGTGTCACAGTATGGTGACAAGTATACCAAGTGGCAAGAAAAATACTACTCAGCCGTGAAGGAAAACCCATTAGCCTCAGAGGTTTTCAAAATTAAAAATCACGCAGAAGCCCGTGTTAAAACATTAGATGGTACAGTTGATAGGGTACAAAGAATGGCAGAGATACTAAACAATTTATCTAAAAGGAGATAAGTGTGAGCAAAATTGATGAAGCTAAAAAGCTCCTAAAAAAAGCGATTGAAATAAACGACGCTGAACTAATATCTATAGCTAACAAACTTTTAGAAGAAGAGTCATCTTCACCCGACGAGCGTGTCGAATCGTTCCTAGCCACAAGGTTGGTTAATGGAAACGATGATAGTTTTTTATCCCCAATCATGAACGAAGATAAGCCTAATAACAAAACAGTTCCAGTAAATGAGGTGGGAAAGCGCGTTAACCAATTCCATGATGACGGATCTGATGCTAAAGATATTAACACTCCTGACTTTGAGCCTACCGCGCGACAAAGAGAACCATTTCAGCAGGTTGAGCTAAAATGTCAACAATGTGGACAAATGACATCAATTAATCCCACCCATAGACGAGAGTATTACGTTTGTGATAAGTGCATTAGATCAAAAATGAGATAGGATATATGAAACGGAAAGCTTTAGAGGATCTAGCAGCTGAACGAGCGGTATTAGCAGGTTTGTGTCAATATGGTCTAGATTGTTATCTAGAAATAGATTTTATTGACGCTACCCACTTCAGCAATGAAATGAACCAGATCATATTTCATTGTGTACATAAAGCCATTTCAGAAAATGCTAAAGTAGAACTAGCTTCTATATTGTCAGCCGCTAATAATCTTGGCCTCTATGAAGCCATTCATAACCCAGATGAAATAGCATTTGTTAGATCTCTTTTTAATTTTCCAATCCATAAGGAAAACGTTACCTCTCATGCTGCTAAAATCGCTAAAATAAAATTAGCCAGAGATCTAAAGCAAACACTTAAAGCATGTGAAAAAGAATTAAATTCTGTTACTGGAGAAGAGGATCTGATTGATCTTATCTCTAAGGTGGAAGAGCCAATTCTCGATGCTACTTCAGAAGTGTATCAATCCTCTGATAAACAAACAGAAATACTAGGTAGTGACATTGATGACTATCTAACTTATCTATCTGAAAACATATCTGACACAGTAGGAATTCCTACTGGATTTGATAGATATGATATGTCCATTGGGGGCGGTCTACGTCGTAAGTGCGTAGATCTTATTGCTGCCCGACCCAAGATTGGTAAGTCTATGTTCGGTGATGCTGTGGCGCTTAATGTATCCAGTAAGCTAAACATACCAGTGCTAATGCTAGACACAGAAATGTCTAAAGAGGATCACTTAAATCGCATGCTGGCTAACCTAAGTGGTGTAGAGATTAACAAAATTTCTACAGGCAAATTTAATGAAAACGAAATAGAAAAAGAAAAGGTTCACGACGCTGCCGAAAAACTAAAAAGCATCCCATATCACTACATTAGTATTGCTGGTCAAGCATTTGAACATATTATTGGGGTTATGCGCAAATGGATCTATCAGCATGTGGGTTTTGACGAGGGTGGCAGAACTAAAGATTGTTTAATAGTTTATGATTATCTTAAGCTAATGGGATCTGAGGGCATTACTAATGCTATGCAGGAATATCAGGTTCTTGGATTTCAGATCACCAAGCTACATAACTTCTGCGTTAAGTATGATGTGCCGTGTTTAAGTTTTGTGCAGCTTAATAGGGATGGTATCACGAGGGAATCTACTGATGTTGTTTCTGGGTCAGATAGGTTGATTTGGTTATGTACAAGCTTCTCTATATTTAAGATGAAGTCAGATGAAGAAATAGCCGAGGATTCTATTGAACATGGAAATAGAAAATTAGTTCCCGTAGTGGCGCGACATGGATGTGGCTTAGATGATGGAGACTATATTAGTGTAAAAATGTTTGGAAACATTGGTAAAATTGAAGAAGATGAAACCCGTAATGAGATACACCAAAATGCAAGATCAAGATCAGAAGGATTTGAAATACAAGAAGAGATTGACGAAGACGCAGATAGTTAACATATGCAATCGACTATTTGAAAAACTACCTTCGTTATTAAAATTTCTTCAAGTAGAATATATGGAATTTCCTAACAGATATTCTTTTCCATGTCCGGTACATGGTGGTGATAATCCTGAGGGATGTAGCATCTTCACAGATGGAGATTCTTCTAAAGGCAACTGGAGCTGTTGGACACAGCACTGTGAAGAGGATTTTACTAGTAATCTATTCGGTTTTGTGAGAGGCGTAATGGCGCGCAATAGAGGCCAAAAGATATCCCTTAATCAGGCTGCTGATTTTTGCCTAAAGTTTCTCGATGTAGAAATAGATAATCTAGAAGCTATAGAAGAGCCACAAAATAAAGATGTTAAATTACTAGAAATCTTTGATAAACAATTAAAGAGAACCAGTAGTGATGTTAGTCGGGAGTCCGTTAGATCTCGAATACAAATACCAGCACCATACTATATTAATAGAGGATTTTGTCCAGAAACACTAGATTTATTTGATGTGGGCGCGTGTCTTGAAAAAAATCGCCCAATGTCTGGAAGAATTGTTGTACCAATTTACGATGAAGACTATAATTACGTAGGATGTGTGGGGCGTGCTACACAACCTGAAATACAACCAAAATGGCTTCACAGTAAAGGTTTTAAAAAAGCTTACCTGTATGGATTACATTTAGCTAAACCTTACATACAAGAAAGTCAAACGGTTATTTTGGTAGAGGGACAAGGAGATGTTTGGAGGATGCATGAAGCGGATTATAAAAATTGTGTTGGTATTTTTGGCTCTAGTATTAACGACGACCAGTTATTATTATTAGAGCAAAGTGGCGCTCTCAATTTAGTAATATTAACAGACTTTGATACAGCGGGCCAAAAGGCGGCTCAACAGATCATAAAGAAATGCGGAAGAAGATTCAATTATTACCGTCCCGTGCTATCTACTAAAGATGTGGGCGATATGGATATTGATACCATTCATCAAGAATTAAAACCCCAACTTCAAGAGGTTAACTTAGTATGACAACTAAAATTTTAGCTTTTGCTGGCCACAAACAATCAGGAAAAAGTACCAGCTGTAATTTTTTACACGGGTATCAATTAAGAGCACATCATATCGTAGATCAATTTGCCGTTACTGAAAAAGGTGATTTGGTAATCAATACAGCTATTATTGATTCTGAGGGTAAAGAAGAAACCAGTCAAGCTATATTGGACACCTCTAGAGATGATGTAGAATTTGCTGAGTGGGCTGCGTATAGCATGTGGCCCTATGTTAAACGTTATTCTTTTGCAGCCGCGCTCAAGCAAATAGCAACAGGTATTTTTGAATTAAAACCTGAACAGGTATATGGAGCCGAGTCGCAAAAAAATAGTAAAACATGGTTTAAATGGGAAGATATGCCGGGTGTAATCACTGATATTAAATTGACAAAAAAGCCTGATATTAAAAAACTAATTGATACCGGAGCGCTAAAATATCACAAGCCCGGAAAAATGTCAGCAAGAGAATTTTTACAATTCTTCGGAACGGATGTGTGTCGGAAAATTTATGAAGATGTGTGGCAAGCAAGACTAATGAACGATATAGCAAGAGAAGGGTCGCTCCTAGCCGTAATTGATGATTGCCGTTTTCCAAATGAAGCTGAGGCGATTCAAGATGCTGGTGGCCACATAATTAAACTGACACGAGGTAATCATAAAGATGCACATGCTAGTGAGTGCGCCCTCGATGACTATGACAATTTTGATGCTGTAATCGATAACAAGAACATGTCGATACAGGACACCTGCGTGAAAATTATTGATGTGCTTGACAAATGGGGGTGGCTCGGTAAGGAAATAGCAAAACCTACCCCTGAAGTTCAAGAACCTAAACTAGTTGGTGGTATACATAAATTTAAAGAGGACCCATGATAGTAACATATATTAGAAGTTCGTCGTATAATAATTATGATTATTGCCAAATGCAATATTTTATAACCTATGTGTTGGGCCATAGATCTATTTCTGGCAAAAAGGCTCAACTTGGAACCATTGTCCATAAAGTTATGGAGTGCCTAGCCTCCTGTAAAAAACGCATGCAGGACAAAGAACAAAAATCTATGTCTGTAGATGATGATGCCATAGGAAAAATTAACTTTACACCTAAGAGCCTATACACCAAGACGTTTGTGTCTAAGCTACTCAAGCGTAGTTATGAATATTATTCAGATAACTGTGTTCATAATTATACTAATGCTGATTTTAAGTTTTGTCAAAAGTCGGTAGATGATGCTTTATCATATAATGATGGACAATTTGATCCACGTAAGAGAAATATAGTAGCGCCTGAGCCCCAGTTTGATATACCAATCGAAAAAGACTGGGCCAAATTTAAATATAAGATGCCTAACGGGGAAACCGTTAAAGGTCAATTAGCTATTAAGGGCACAATTGATCTTGTTACAGAAGTTTCTGATGGTGTGATTGAGGTTATAGATTGGAAAACTGGTAGGCGCTTAAATTGGGCTACCGGAGAAGAAAAAACTTATGAAAAACTGATTGAAGATCCCCAGTTATTGTTGTACAATTATGCTATATCAAAACTATTTCCTGAATACGAACAGGCAATCATGTCGATATTTTATATTAGGGATGGTGGTCCATTTAGTATGTGTTTTGATAACGAAGATCAAGAAAAATTTCTAGGAATGTTAGAGAAACGGTTTAAACAAATCAAACGTAACAACTTTCCACGTCCTATTTCACAGAATAGATCTAGTTTCAAATGCACTAAGTTGTGTCATTTTTATAAAAACAAGTGGCCCGGCACAAATCAATCTATGTGTGAATATGTAGACGATCATTTGAAAGCATTGGGCGAAGATGAAACAATAGAAAAATGCACTAGAGACGGATTTAATATTGGTTATTATGAAGCGCCCGGATAGCATTAAAAGGAATTCAATATGAATCTATTAAGATTAGACAAGCTAAGCGCCAAAGCGGTTCGACAGTTATCTTCCTCGTTTGAAGATTTACCACCCACTGATCATAAGGATGGTCAATATCGGTTACGTAGATATTCTGTGATAGAGCTTATGATAGAACCCAAAGCTATTAAAGAGCTACCTGTAAGCACATTTACACAAACAGACGAATACAATAACTTCCAAGGAAACATAGAGAGACAGTTTGAAAATATCGATAAAGATACGCTAAATAGTGAGGGCATGAAGGAGCTAATTTATAGTTTTAGAATGATGAATAATCTACCTCCTACCACACTGATAGATATACATCAGATGCGTGTTGTTACATTGCCAGATGGATCTGCTGAAGTGTCTCCAGAAGGCGTCCATCAGGATGGGTATGATTTTATTTCAATGATAGGGATTGCTCGGCACAATATACAAGGAGGACATTTATTGGTTTATCTTAATAAAGATGATGAGAATTTTATCTCACTCCCCCTAGAAGATGGCCATATGGTGACACTCAAGGATGATAAACTGTGGCACAACGCAAGCCCAATTGTTGTTTTAGATAAAGGTGAGCGTGGCTATATGGATGCTTTTATTTTAACCACCAATATCAATACAAGGAATGAGTAATGCCAACTAATAATCAAGAAGCGCGGCGCATAGTAGAAATTATTAATACATTTGTCACTTTTGATACTGCTAGAAAAATTACCGCTACGCTATACGAAGAGGTGGGGCAACATACAGAAAATGAATCTTTAGCAATTAGTCTAAAAATGCTAAAAGAGTTGTATGAGGTTAATAAAGAATGATTGAGATTAAAATTACAGAAGAAATGAAACAACGAGCGTGGCGTAAGGCACGACAAATGGGCAAACTTAAGCAGTCCATTACGAAAGGTGATGGTAATATTGCTGGATTTCTAGGAGAAGAAATAGCTAATTTTATCATTAAAGGAAGTATCACCAACACTTATGACTATGATATTATTACAAGCAGGGGGATTAGATATGACGTAAAGACCAAACGATGCACCAGTATGCCCCGTGACCATTATGAATGTTCTGTAGCAGCTTTTAATACTAAACAAAAATGTGATCATTATGTGTTTGTGAGAATTGAAAACATTAGTGGAAAATGGGGGCGCGCATGGATACTAGGTTCCTATCCTAAAGATGAGTATTTTAAAGATGCAAAATTTTTGAAAAAGGGACAAAGAGACGGCGATAACTGGTTTAAAGTTAAAGCTGATTGTTATAATATACCTATTAGCAAATTAGAAAACCTTAAGGAAAAAGTAAAATGAGTGATTCTAGTCAAACTATCATTGTGGATTGTGATGGTGTCATAGCAGATAAAGAGCACGGTGGTGACTATGCAAAAGCTGGACCTTTGAAGTTTGGTATTCAGCAGGTGAATAAGCTATATGAAATGGGATATAAGATTACCCTTTATACTGCTAGATATGGAGATAGAGAAAAAGGTAATATACACAAACAGTATGAACGGGGATATCGAGAATGGACTGACTGGTTAGCTAAGCACGGCGTAAAATATCATCATGCATTCATGGGAAAACCAGCGGGTGTAATGTATATTGATGATAAGGCTGCGCGCGTGGAAAACGATAGTCAGGAGGGGTGGTATCAAGTGTGGCGTGAGGTGCATGAACTTGAAGGTAAAGACCAATATGGAAATAGAAAGTAAAATATGGTAGCACTACTTGAAGACATCAATCAAGAATTTCATATGGGTAACATGTTTACCCTTAATGTTGCTAGTGAACTGTGTCAACTATTAGATAGTAAATACAGGGTAATAGTTAAATATGACAATCAAGAATTGCCAATTTATGACGATGGTAGATTCAATGTGGTTATTAGCACTTCTAGAGAAACGCATGATTACCCGCATGAATTTTTTAGAGATGATGTGCTTGTAATATTTCAACACTATTATATGCTTGACCAATGGGATCACCCATGGTACAATCCTTTGGTATACCCGCTTCCAATTGGTACATTTGTTGAAGGGTTCGACGCTAAATTGATTAAACCAATGGCTGAAAGAGAATATGATTTTTCCTTTATAGGACAAATACCACATACTGGAACTAGAGATTGCTTTAAACGGCATTTGGATGAACTAATGGAAACTAGTGGAGATAAGTTTAAATATTTTGTAAGGTATACCGATGGCTTTAAGCAAGGTCTAGATACTGGTGAATATCTAGATCTACTTGGAAATACAAAAATATGCTTGTGTCCACAAGGGGCTTATAGCTCTGAAACGTTTAGATTTTTTGAAGCAATTATGATGGGCGCTATTCCTATGGTTGAAAATCTTCCTAAGTTATGGTATTATGAGAATGCGCCCTTCATAAAAAGCAAATGGATTAAACTAGAAAAATCTCTATGTCTATTTTTAAACGCTTTACAAACAGAAAAATCTCGCAATATACTATATAGAGTAGCGCAATATGCTCAAACTGTACTCAATCCCAAATCTTTAGCGAGTTCGCTCAAAGAAAAAATCGATATAAGGCATCAAAAAGAGGCTGCCTCTAGATCATATCTTGAGAATGTAAGAAAAACTATTCAGGAAGTTAAACTGTAATATGAATTGGCTACCAATAAATTGTAAAACTCATTTTAGTTTGCTGAAAGGATTCTGTAAACCATCTACTTTAGCGGCTAAGTGTAAAGAGTATGGCTACAAAGCTTGCGCAATTACAGACTTTAAAACTGTCTCTGGCGCTGTGGATTTTCACCAAGCTTGTCGTAACAATGAAGTCAAACCATTAATAGGATGTGATTTTGAAGATTATATGTTGATTGCAAAAAACAAAGATGGGTGGTTTGATCTCATAAAACTTGTAACTATATATCATATTGACCCTAATATTGACACCTTAAAGAAAATAGGCGCACATGGAAATTTACTTTGCGTCAGTTTCAATGATGTATATAAAAATCTATTTGGGAACAATTTTATAAAGTATGATTATAATAATCATAAAGTGTATTACGTAGAACGTGATGACGCTGTTCCCCATAGAGTGCTATTGTGTTCTGGTATGAAAACAACCCTCCCAAAAACACAAACAAAAATAAGAAAAGATGAGGATATTGAAAATAAAGAATTCTTTACTTGTGATGACTTTTTTTTACCTACCCCCGACACCGTTGTCGATAATGAGGAAGACATCAAGTTATTGAATCGTATTTCAGATCTCTGTGAAGATTATGAGGTTGCTGAAAAACCTATGCTCCCAACTTTTAAATGCCCTAAGGGGTATGATGAAAACGAATACCTGAAGGAGCTATGTCGACACGGGTGGAAAAGCAGGCTCATAACATCTGGTAAAGTTTCCAAAAAAGAAGATGAGGCTAATTATTTAACTAGAGTTAAAAATGAATTTGAAGTTATTTTTAAAGCTGAATTATCTGGGTATTTTCTGATTGTTCAGGATATAGTTAATTATATAAAGGATCAAGGTTGGCTCGCTGGCCCCGGTAGAGGTTCGGCAGCCGGTTGCTTAGTGTCCTACCTTTTAGGTATCACAGAAGTAGATCCACTAGAGTACGGGCTGATCTTTGAAAGATTTTATAATGAAGGACGTAACACTGAGGACTATGTATCGTTGCCAGATATAGACGTTGATGTTCCAGCCGAGCATAGAGATGATGTTATTGACTATATACGTCGGAAATATAATCCAGAAAATGTATCACAGATGATCACATTTGGAAGACTTCAAGGAAGAGCCGCGCTAAAAGAAGTGTTACGCATTAACGAGGCTGTTTCATTTTCAGAAATGAATGAAATCACTCAACATATCCCTAACGAGGCTGATATTTCAGATCAATTAGAGCTTTCAGATGAAAAGTCTATTATAAAATGGACACTAATAAACGATGGTGGTGATCTAAAAAAATGGTGTAAAATAAATGAAGATGGCACATTAGATGGTGAACTTTCTAATTTGTTTGATCAGGCCATTAAAATAGAAGGCACCAACAAATCTCAAGGAAAGCATGCAGCCGGTGTTATAATTTCCCAACACAAGTTAAAAGATGTGTGCCCAATGGTTAAAGATAAAAATGGAAATTTGATCGCAGCTTTTGAAATGAATGATTTGGAAAGTCAGGGTCATGTAAAATTCGATATTTTAGGTATTGATCTACTAAGTAAGATCATGGATATTCAACTTAATTAATGGAGGTCACAATGGATGCCACAGCGGAAGACTATAAATCTGTAATTTTTTCTGGATGCGCAGTAGAATATATGGATATTTCTATTTGCAATTTAAGAACTTACTTGTCCCGTAGTGGCATTGATCGCGACTTAGGGTATCAAGTGTGGTCAGATAAACATAGTTGTTACAGCATATATAAAAATATTGATGACGCTGTAGAAAAATTTATTTCACTCAAAGGACGTAAAGTATGAATTATAGAGACATTATAGTATTTGACTTTGAGACCGGTAGCGCTAACCCACATACAACACAACCCACACAAATTGCTGCAATTGCGATTCATGCACGTAAGCTACAACTACAACCGGGGGGAACATTTAATAGTGAAATGCGTCCTATTATAGATGACGATGAAGCAATTAAAGCGGGCGTTGCTCCTCTTGAGGATGAAGCTCTGCGCATCACTCGTAAAAACAGAACAGATTTAGCAAAAGCGCCGCTCCCCAAAACAGTATGGAAAAAGTTTGCAAAGTTTTGTGATAAATACAACTTTAAAAAGACCAGCTATTATGCCCCCATTGCAGCGGGATATAATATCAATAACTTTGATATGCCTATTGTTCAACGAATGTGCGAACAACATGGGCCTCTAGACAACAAGCGCGGCGAACAGAAGATCTTCAACCCAATTTTTACCATAGATGTTATGCAGCATATCTATTGTTGGTTTGAAAACAATCAGGATGTTAAGGGTTACAGTATGGATTATTTGAGAGATTATTTTGGGATGGATAAAGAGAACGCGCACGACGCATTGCAAGACGTAAAAGATACAGCCAATCTTTTAATCAAATTCATGCGGCTTCAGAGAAGTTTATTGAAGAAAGTAAAATTTGAAAAATCTTTTGGAGACAACAAACTGTATGTTTGATCTATCAAACTTGCATGATGACGATGTTTGGGATTTGATATGTGAGGGTTACACAAAGGGTGTGTTCCAGCTAGAGTCGCAGCTTGGGAGATCGTGGGCCAAAAAGGTTCGTCCCAAAAACATTAATGAATTAGCCGCGCTCATATCACTAATCCGTCCGGGATGTTTGAAAGCATTTACGGACGGTAAATCTATGACACAGCACTATGTTGACCGAAAAGCCAACATTGATCCTGTGACTTATCCTGACGAATCTCTAGAGCACATTCTTGAAGAAACCTATGGGGTGCTCGTATACCAAGAGCAATCTATGATGATCGCTCAAGAGTTGGCTGGGTTCACTCTTAAAGAAGCAGATTCGCTCCGTAAGGCCATCGGAAAGAAAAAGGCTGGTTTGATGTCAGAGGTTAAAACAGCCTTTCTGGAGGGCGCTGAGGAGCGTGGAATTGTCACCAAAGAAGTGGCAGAAGAAATCTTTTCATGGATCGAAAAATCTAACCGTTACGCTTTCAATAAATCTCACGCTGTGAGCTATGCGATTAACGCATACTGGAGCGCCTATTGTAAGTTCCACAAGATGGTGGCCTTTTATGTGGCATATCTAAATCACTCTGAAAGAAAACCAGATCCACAAAGAGAACTCAAAGAACTAATTATGGATGCTAAAATAGCCGATATAGAAGTATACCCTCCTCGACTACAGCATTTATATACAAATTTTATATCAAAGGAAGATAAGATATATTTTGGGTTACGTCACACCAAACATGTAGGCCAAAAGGAGTGTGAAAAAATAGAGCAAATATCAGAAGATATTGCAAACTATACATGGATGGACGTGCTGATAAACATTATATATAAAGGTAAAATAAACAAAAGAGCTGCAATTGCGCTAATTTCAATTGGTGCTTTTAGTGGTGCTAACAATAAGAAACATCGAGAAAAAATGCTTTATGAGTTTGATAGCTGGAAAGATCTCACGGCTAAAGAACAGGCTTATATTGCAGAAAATTATAAAAGTTCCGATAGCCTGTCGGAAGCCATAGGAAATATGGTACAGGATTCCAAGATCAATAGCCGTAGACTAACAACGGTAGTGGATATTAAACAAATGCTGGATAAGCCACCCCACGATCTAACCGATAGCGTGAACTCAATAGCAGAACATGAGGAAAAATATATGGGGTGCGCTCTTACTTGCAGTAAGATTGACGCTATTGATGCTAATTTTTCAAATTCTTTGTGCAAAGATGTGGCTCGTGGTACTATAAAAGGTAAGTTAAATTTAATCGTGCAAATAAACACAGTAAGACCATATAAAACTAAAAGAGGTAAAAATCCCGGTCAGTTGATGGCATTTATTTCAGCCGAAGATGGTAGTGGTGTTCTAGATTCTATTACAGTATTTCCCGAATGTTATGAAAAGTATCGCGATCTTCTGGTCGAAGGGAATACGGTTTTTATACAGGGCGAAACATCAAAAAAAGAAAACACTTCAGTCATAATCAATAAGGTAAGTCAAGTATGAATAAATGTCATTTTGTGGGTAGGTTAGTTAGTGACCCCCATTTAGTCAAAACAAATAATACCCACTTAGTAAAGTTTACTTTGGCTATAGAAGACCACCGTCGTGATAAAGATGGTAGTAAAAAGCGCCGCGTAGATTTTTTAAACTTTGAGGCTTGGGCCACAGCTGCTCAAACGATTGACACACATGCTAGTAAAGGGGATTTTATGGCAATTGAATCTATTGCTAGGCGTCAATCTTTTAACCAAGAATCTGAAACAGTGTCATTTAGGGTAACAAATTTTAAGATTTTCAATAACAATAAGCTGAATGAAAATAATGAAGAATAAAAAAGTATTATTTTGCTCTGAAGCATCATGGTTGAGTACAGGGTATGCTGTATATACTAAAGAAGTATTATCTAGATTGCGCCAAATAGATGGTCTAGAGGTAGCTGAGTTAGCCTGTTATGTAGACCCCACTGATGTTAATATTCCCAATGCGCTATGGAAAATTTATCCAAATAAACCAGCGCCCGGTGATGCTGCATATGATTCATATAAAGGAAATGTCACAGCTCAATTCGGAGATCAAACATTTAATGCTGTGATGCTGGATTTTCAGCCTGATATAGTTATGGATATTCGTGACTGGTGGATGATTGAGTTTCAACAACGTTCCCCTTTTAGGGATTTCTTTCACTGGGCTATTATGCCCACGGTAGACGCTCTACCACAAGCAAACCAATGGATTAACACTTTCGCCACCGCTGATTCAGTGTTTGCATATTCGGAATTTGGAAGAGATGTTATGTTACATCAATGTAACAATATGAATTTTATAGATATAGCGTCTCCGTCTGCGAGTCAAAATTTTCAACCAGTATCCAATAAGCAACAGCATAAGCTTGATATGGGTGTCTCTCCTGAGTCACTAATTATTGGAACCGTTATGCGCAATCAAAAACGTAAGCTTTATCCTGATCTTTTGAGATCGTTTCGTATCTTCTTAGATCAAGTAAAAGATCCTAATGTATTTCTCTATTGCCATACATATTATCCAGATGTGGGGTGGGATATACCAGCCCTAATTCATGAAAATGGTTTATCTAGTCGTGTGCTTATGACCTATAAGTGTAAAAACTGCCAAGATATAACGGTTGACTTTTTTCAAGATGCGATTAAGTATTGCCATAAATGTCAACATTTTAATTGCCATCTAGTGGGAATTAATAACTCAATCAGCGAACCAGATTTGGCTAGAATATATAATCTGTTTGATATATATGTACAGTATGCCAATAGCGAAGGCTTTGGAATGCCGCAATTAGAAGCCGCAAACTGTGCAATTCCAGTCATATCTACATATTATTCTGCCATGCAATCAGTGGTAGATAATATTGGCGCAATTGGAATTCCTCCTTTAGGTTTTTATACGGAGTGTGAGACTGGGTGTAATAGGGCTGTTCCAAACAACGAGCTTTTTATTAATACATTGATAAGCCTACATAAAGAGAAATATAAATTGCCAGACATTGGTAAGGAAGTTCAAGAAAAGGCTATTGCAAATTATAACTGGGATAAAACTGCTGACGCATGGGCTAAGCGTATTATGTCACTAGAACAAAAAGACCCATCTACTACATGGTTATCACAGCCACAGATTAGAGAACCGGCTACAGAAGTTCCTGCGCAGATCACATCTATTACAGATAAAGTTAATTTTATTTTTGAAAACATACTATATAAGCCACAATGGATAGGAAATTATCTATGGAAACGTGTTCTACGAGATCTCACGTTTGGTTATCGGTGTGAAAATCTGACTAAGGATTTTTATTTTAGTGAATCTCATGTACAGTCCTACAGTGGCAACACACCATTTTCAGTAGATCAGGCGTGTCAAGAGATGATCAACTTTAGAAACCAGATCAATCGATGGGAAGAGGCACGACTTCAAATGATGCAACAAAAGGGAATGTAATGAAAGTATTGTACATAGGACATTATAAAGATGGTACCGGCTGGGGTAATGCTGCTATCAACAATATATTAGCGCTTGACGCAGTAGGCGTAAAAGTCGTGCCACGAGCTATTACGTTTGAAGCTGAGGCAAAACCCTACCCCGATAGAATTAAAGATTTGGAACAAGACTCTATAGAGGAATGTGACGTTTGTGTACAGCATACATTACCTCATTTATATTCCTATGATTCTAATTTTACAAACATAGGATTTATAGCCAGCGAAACTAATCATTTTAAAGATAGTTGTTGGCAACACTATGCAAATCTAATGGACGCAATATGGGTACCCACCTCACACACTAAGGGCGCATGCCGCATGAGTGGTATCACAGTTCCCGTCCATGTGGCTCCCCACTCCCTTAATGTTTCATCCTATGGAAAAATGACAGAAGGAAATAAAATTCAAGAGCTGGAGCACACATTTAATTTTGCTTTTATTGGTGAGTTTATAGAACGTAAAAATATTCAAGCCTTAATAAGAGCATTTCATACTGAATTTGATCTTGCTGAACCAGTTAATCTATATATTAAAACTTCACAGCAGCCATTAGAATATATACAGAATTATTGTCAGCAAATTAAAAACGGCTTGAAGATAAGAAAAAGATACAAGGAAGAAATTATAGTATGTGGACATCTAAATAAAGAAGATTATGTGTCAGTTTTATCACAGTGTCATTCGTTTGTGATGCCTAGTAGAGGAGAGGCGTTTTGTATTCCAGCCCTAGAAGCAATGGCTCTCGGTATCCCAGTTATTCATACCAAAAACACAGGGATGGATGACTTTTGTATTGGATCAGCTGTGGAATCTATGGAGGTACCATGTGTGGGAGCTGTTTCTACTTTAGCTAATTTATGTACTGCTAATAATAGATGGTCAGAAATTGATGTCGCAGAATTAGCGATTGCTATGCGTAATGCATATATGAAATGGAACACAGAATCAGCACAAGCACAGCGCAAGGAAGCTATTAAAAAAGCTAAACTATATAGCCACCAAAAAATAGGAAAACAACTAAAGGAATTATTGCATGACAGCTAATGCTACACCGATGGCAATTAGATCTATACTTCGTCGTCAACAACGACAAGAGCCATTAAATATATTAACATTTTGCACCCATGAGAGATATGAGCAAAAGCTATGTCAGACAGGGCATAATTTTTATGCTATTAATTATGGAAAAGAGTGGGACACTGATTATGGAAAAATTCCCGAAAACTATTATATCGTTAGAGAGGTCCCATCTTATATAAACTTTGATTTAATTTTATGTCATACCGCCTGTGATCGACTCGGTATAGCTTATAATATTAGAGACGATTTCAATATACCTATTCTATTACACATGCACACGCTGCCCGACATTAGAAGCGATGTGACCACACAAATAAACCAATTACAAGAAGCTGCCAGCAATGTAGATCACAAGAATTTTATTTCTGAATTTAGCATGAACGCATGGGGCTACACTTCGCAAGGCGCATCGTTTATTGAACACGGTATAGAAACAGACTTTTGGAATATCGATACCGAAGCTGAACGTGAAAATGTTTGTCTATCGGTTGTAAATGATTGGCCAAACAGGGATTGGTGTTGTGGATGGGAACTATGGCAACACACTATAGCTGTTAATACCGAAAACATGCTCCCAGTTAAGGTGTGTGGTAAAAGCCCCGGCTTATCAGAGCCTGCACAATCCATAGAACATCTTCGGCAAATCTATCAAACATCTAAAATATTTTACAACACTTCACTACATTCACCAGTGCCCACCTCTTTACTGGAAGCTATGTCATGTGGATGTGCCGTTGTATCAACTGCAACATGTATGATTCCAGAAATAATAGAACACGAGAAGAACGGACTCATATCTAATGATCCAAATGAACTTCGTCAATTTCTAGAGCGCTTACTTCAAGATGACGATCTTGCCAGTGATCTTGGAAAAGAAGCTAGAAATACTATGGTAGAAAAATACAGTCTACAAAGACATGTGGATAATTGGAACAAACTATTTTATGACACTATCGCGGCCTACAAGGATTAAACTATGAAAGTATATCTATCGCCACAAAAACCAGAAGAAAACTATAATGCATGGATTTCTAATATAGCTACACTTGATGGACAAGTGCTAGATAGTGAAGCTACTCAGATTATTGCTGATCAATTTTTATCCATGTTTAATTATCATGAGGTCGATCAGATTATATCTAAAGTGTCAAGAAAGATGAGATTGGGATGTGAATTAACTATCATTGAGCCAGACTTTAATTTAATATCGCAGCAATATACTAGAGATGATTTCTCATTAGGGGATATTAATAAAATTCTTTTTAATGGATCTTATATCAAGAGTGTTTTAAATCTAGAAGAAATTGTTAATAGACTACCAGCTCATAATTTAAGTATCTCTCAAAAATCTTTTAATAATCAGTCTGCACAATTGATCATAAAATGTAGGAGAGAGTCATGATAACTACATCGTGTAAAGGGTGTGTCTTTGCGACCTATACTGATAAACAACAATCAGGATGCCAATTGGGGCGCGCAGACAAGCTGATATATGAAACTGATGAAGATGGCCATTATATGGTACAACATTTTTGTAACACATACCGTCCCGAAGAGTGGCTCAAAGAATTATCATTAGATGATTATGAAGCTCGACACGATGTGGCTCTTGAAGAAACAATACCACGAGTAGGATTTTTTATCATATTTGATCCAACACATGAAATCGGACAACTTAGAATAACACTAGAAGATATTCAAAACCAAACCATAACCCCGAGGTATGTTGCTGTTATCAATAGTAAGGTAGAATATAATCCCGAAATTCAAGCAATGTTTAAAGAAATGTTTAATATGGAAGATACTATGCATCATATAGTGCAAGTATCGGAGATGCCAGAGAACCACAATTTTCTGATCGATGAAGCATTTACTCATGCCAAAAATGGATGGTTATATATAAACTATTCTAACGAAAGAATAGACAGAGAATTAATATCTAAGATGCATACTCGTATTAATTTTAATATGAAACCATTGGTAATTGTAAAACCTTATGAAGGTATTAAGGGGCTATTATTTCAAACATCTTTATTTAAACTATTAAATGGAAATAAAACAAAAGTACACCATGATCAAACTGTTGATAATAGGCTATTCTTGGAAAAGGTAGAAGGGATGCCTAAAGATAATTCTGAAACAATTACCACATGGAGTCAGTTTAATGAAGCCTAATGTTGCAATTATTATAAGCAATTACAATTATGGCCCCTATGTAATAGAGGCTATCGAGAGCGCTATTAATCAAACGTATACCGGACCATTACGGGTGTATGTGCTTGATGACGGTTCATCTGATGATTCGTGGGAAAAGATATCTGCTATTACAGAAAGCGGATGGGGTGTAGAAGAATTGGACACTAAATATTATAAGGGTCCAATTGAAAGACGGCAAGGTGTTAATGTAGCATCGATGACCCCTAAGGATAATCTTTATGCCTATAAAATCAATAACTCAGGAGCGAGCACGGCGCGTAATGTAGCCATGTGGGAGGCGTGGGAATGGAGTGATATATTTGGTATACTGGACGCAGACGATCTGTATAAACCAAATAAAGTAGAAATTCTAGTAGATAAGCTAATGGAATATCCTGAAGTAGGCGTGGCCTATGCGGATTATAGAATCCATAGACAGATGGATCATCACCACTATACTAAATATGAAATCAAAAGCCCATATAGTCGAGAGCTTTTATTACAAAAATGTATTGTTCACAGTGGGTCATTGGTCAAAAAAGAATATCTAGAACAAATTATTTTACCTTTAACTTCTGAATTTTTTGACAGTCGATTGCATGGTCCGGGAAGCCAATCATTTATTGGATGTACTGAAGATTATGATCTTTGGATTAGACTGTCTAAGGTTTGTATGATAACCCATGTAGCACAACCCTTGTCCATTGTGCGCGAAACAGGACAAAATCAATCATTAAAAATGACCCCCGAAACGTTTCAGCAAAATGCACAAATCTTACAAACAAGATAAATGACTAGATTTACAAAAAAAATTACCGAAGCGCCTGCCACCAATACGCACAATAGCGTAGCTATAGCTATTTTGTCTGCTGGTATTGGTAATAGAATTAAGTCATATGAACCAAGAAGTCTACTTAAGATTGGTAATAAGACTCTAATTGAGCACCAAATATCAGTCATAAACAACTCTTTCCAATTTCCAGAAATTGTTGGGGTGTTTGGTTATTCAATAGATAAAGTTATTAAAAGGATTCGTGGTCAGATACGCATAATAGAAAATCAGCTATATCAAGATACCAATACAGCCGAAAGCTTACGTCTGGCATTTAATAGCACCACTAAAGAAAGTTTATTATTTTTACATGGTGACTTATATTTTAATTTAGACACGTTGCAAAATTTAGATTATAGTAAATCTTTTTTATTGATGGATACTAAAAATAGCCTGAATGATAAAGAGGTAGGAGTAACAGTATGCGATAATAAAGCTACAATATTATCATATGGGCTTCCTGTTAAGTGGTGTCAGATTGCATATATCACTGGGCGCGAATATAAGATATTGCGACACATATTTCAAAAATTTAATTCAAACCAAAAGAAAATGCTATCTTTTGAAGTCATTAATCATATGATCACCATGGGCGCTGTTTTTCATTGCTATGAACCTAGTGATATGTTTATACTAGAGATAGATTGCATAAAGGATATTAACTATGAAAATTTTAATCAGTAGTGACGGCAAACACGCTCACTACTATCAAAGGATGGCATGGGCAACAGCGTTTGCAGACTCAGATTTTCAGGTAAGCATGTGGGACTGTAAAAATATTTCAGCTTTTGATGTGTTTGATACATTTGAACCCGATGTGTTTTTAGGACAATCATATAATCTTGATGCATCTCTATTAAAATGTATCTATGAGCGCCCTCACTTAAAGGTGGGACTAAGAGCTGGAGACTGGGGTGACCATGAAGTAATTGTAGATAAAGATATATATAATATACTTTACTGTTCCCAAAAAGAAAAAGACATTCTTAAAAAATTAAAAGATGAAACAGGTAAACCAGATTTTGTACATATACACTATGACGCAGAAGCGATTAAAGTGACACATAACCACTTTAAATCCATTGGTATTAAACCTATATCTCTGATGATGTGCGCCGACACGACAGCATATAGTGATCCTCAATATGATCCAATGTTAGATTGTGATATTGGATTTGTTGGTGGGTATTGGCCATATAAGGGGCTTGTTATAGACCAATACTTAACACCCCTTCTAGATCCCCCCACTTATAAGGTAAAGATATTTGGTAATCAAATATGGCCCGTTAATCAATACTGTGGTCTCATAGGCGACAACGATGTGAAAAACCTATTCGTGTCTGCTAAAATTTGTCCTAATTTAAGTGAACCACACGCTCAAGAATTTGGTATAGATGTAAATGAGCGCATCTTTAAAACACTATATTCAGGTGGGTTTTGTGTCTCCGATAAGGTTGACTCTTATAAAATGTTTGGAGATGGTATAGTGATGGCAGATAGTCCAGAAGATTTTAGAACTAAAATTGATCACTATCTAGCTAATCCAGCTGAGAAAATTAAAATTGTAGAAACTGGAAAAAAATATGTCACAGAAAATCACACTGGGTTCCATAGGGCTGCTCAAATTATGGACGCATTTGATCTAACAAGTTTGTCAACACGTATTATGAAGGATTATAATGTCACAGTCTAAAATTATAGTTACAGGTGGTAATGGCTTTTTAGGAAAATCGGTTTGTAGATTTCTCAAGAAAGATAAACGTTATGATGTCACCCCACTTGAGGGAAAATCAAAATGGGATTTAACAAACCAGAGATATGTAGACTACATGCTACATGAATTTAGTCCAGACATTATAGTACATCTAGCGGCCCGCGTAGGGGGGATTGGAGCCAATAAAGAAAATCCCGGACTTTTCATGTATGAAAATTTAGCAATGGGAATGAATCTTATTGAGTCCTGTAGAAAATATGGCAAACTAGAAAAGTTTGTGATGGTGGGTACTGTGTGCGCATATCCCAAATTCACCAAAGTTCCATTTCAAGAAACAGATTTATGGAACGGCTATCCCGAAGAAACAAACGCTCCCTATGGAATAGCTAAAAAGGCTCTTATGGAACTATTGATGGCTTACAAAAAACAATATGATTTTGAATGTGCTAATTTGATACCGGTAAATATGTATGGTCCTCATGATAATTTTGATCCTAATATTAGTCATGTGATCCCAGCTCTAATTCTTAAGTTCGCTAAAGCTATCCAGAACAGACACGCTCCAGTAGAGATATGGGGCACGGGAACCGCAAGCCGAGAATTTTTATATGTTGATGATTGCGCAAAAGCTATCCTAAAGGCGGTAGAAACCGACACCCCACCAGACCCAATGAATATTGGCACAGGGTCTGAGATTAGAATTAAAGATCTCGTAAAAAAAATAAGCTCTCTGATGGGTTATAAGGGTAGTATTTATTTTAATTCTACATATCCAGATGGACAGCCGCGCCGATGTTTAGATACACACGTTGCTAAATCCTTACTTGACTTTGAAGCAGCCACAGATCTAGACACAGGATTACAAAAAACCGTTGAATGGTTCAACAAGAATAAGGATCAATTTGTTGATTACTTCGATCATATTCAGTAAAGACAGACCAGCGCAACTGGACCTATGTCTCAAAAGTATTAAACAGAATTTTACAGATTCTAAGCAGAATGTTGTAATATACAATAACTCACCAGATTTTGCAGACTCCTATAGAACAGTACAAAAAGAACATTCAGATGTGTTGTTTTGGCCTCAGGGCCTATCTTTATTTAAAGATATATATGCGGCTATCGCAAGCAGTAAGTATGAATATATTTGTTTTTTCACTGATGATGATATATGTTTTTCTGAAGCGCCATCTATTCCGTATGAAGCGATATTTGCTGAACCATATGTTACATGTGTGTCACTAAGACTCGGTTTAAATATATGTCAGAGATCGCATGAAGGCGATATACATAGCGACAAAATAGGGGAACATTATATTAATGGAAATATTATTTCATGGCCACGGACTTCATATTTATATGGTTCATATTGGTCATACTCTCTATCAGTAGATGGTCATATTTTTAGAAAAGAAGATATGAGAAACATGATAGATGAATTGTGTTATTTAGAATCACGATACAAATGGGGTCACACACCAAACGTATTAGAAAGTGAGCTTCAGAGATTCTGGGCCACATCTCCCAATTTTATGATAGCGCCTAAAAGTAGCGTTGTGGTCAATAGCCCAAATAATCGCGTACAGGAAAGCCACCTTAATAGATCAGGTGATGAGTATAGCGCCGATAGTCATTTTCTGTTGGGAAAATATCTAGCGGGACAGAGGATTAATCTAGATTACTTAAATTTCAATGACATAAAATGTCCACATACAGAAATCAATATTCTGGAGGGTTTAAATGATATTTGATCTGAACCAAATATGTTCACACTTCAATCTAAAAATTAAAGGGGTTTTACATATTGGGGCTTTTATTGGCGAAGAGTTAACGGCATATAGAAAATTAGGTCTTACTAATACCATTCTTTTTGAACCACAAAAACACCTATGTGAGATGGTACAAGCTAAGTGTGGAAACGGGGAACAGGTATTTAATTTGGCTCTTGGGAGCCATCCACATCAATCAGAAATGTTTATATCAAAAACCGATGGCGGCATATATCAAGGATCAGGAGCATCTAGCTCTTTACTCAAACCGAAAAAACATCTCACCGAACATCCGCATATTAGCTTTGATAATACAGAATTAGTGACAGTAGAATGCTTGGATACGGTAATGGAACAAAACAATCTCAATACCTCAGAATATAATTTTTTGAACATTGATGTTCAGGGTTATGAGCTAGAGGTTCTTAAGGGCGCTACTAAAACGTTGGAAAATATTGAAGCTATGATCCTAGAAATTAATCGTGATGAGATGTATGAAGGGTGTCCAATGGTGGAGGAAATAGATACCTTTTTAAGAGAGTACAATATTGTAAGAGCTGTAACACATTGGCAATCTGAATCATGGGGAGATGGCATATATGTCAGAACCTAAGCATTTGGTAACACTGAGCGATCATAATTATCTAATAAACGGAATATGTTTATATGAATCTTTGTGTAAGTATAGCGCTAATTTTGTACTACACTATCTATGCCTGAATGATCAGACCTATGATAAGCTCACCTCACTACAGCTACCAAATCTTAAGTGTTATAATATCACAGAACTACACAATGACCCAGACTTCAATACGCTTCAACAAAATAATTCCAGTCGCCCCATAGACACGAGCGATGGCCAGAGTCATTTTCATTGGGCTCTGGCTTCTTTTTTTTCTGGGTATTTGATGTTTAATTATGACTTACCTCATGTGTTATATATAGATTCTGATATCATATTTTATGATACGGTAGACAAAATCTTTGAGGCGGTTCATCCTAAAAGCATTGGTATAATAACCCACAAACATAATAAGTTAGATAAAGCTAATACTAACGTAGGTTACTATAATGTGGGAGTGATTTATTTTAAGAATGATGAAGTGGGAAGTAGTTGTTTAAGTTTTTGGAGAAACTGTTGTATCCATCCCAACAATAAATACTCAGCAATATTTGGATCATGTGGTGACCAGAAATACCTAGAACTATTTGATGATCTGTTTGGCGCTCAGCACGTAGAAGTCTTGTGTCGTAAGGTGGGAAATGGAGCGCCTTGGAACTTTACAATGTTTGAATTTATTGGTAACAATAAAATAATATGGCACGACCCAGAGGGCAATGTGTTACATCCGGGAGAGAGTCTAGAACAAGAACTAGTCTTTAATCACTTTAGTCATTTTACACCAAGCTACGAAGAATATAGATTCAAGTTTGATAGACATGGAGAATGGGGTCCACAGCTTCCTTCTCATGCGGGAGTAGTAGATATATATCGAGAATATTTTATTAACCTAATGAAAGTGAAACAAACATATGGACTGTAAAAAGGTAATTTTTGTACATCTACCCAAAACGGGAGGGACTCTCATTAGAGAGTATTTTAATTTTGTGAGCGCTTCACAAGATGTTGAAATCCAGCTTGGTGGAAATGGGATTACTAAAAGTGGTGTTGGAGCGCATGGTCCTATTGAAGATTTTATAGATAAAGAACAGGCTTATAAATTTGGTTTAGTTAGAAATCCATTTGACTGGTATGTATCAAGATACTTTTATTTTATTAAAAAGGGTGTTGCCGAAGGCGGCGTATCAATTGAAAATGATTGTGGTTTATATGGACATGATTTTTGCAGTAAATTTCCCACCGTTAAATCACACATTCTATATGGAATAGATAACCCCCGACTCTCAAGATTCTGGCTATCTGATATGTATAAATATATGTTTTATAATAATGATTCATTTTTTATGGACCATGTTGGTAAACTAGAAACCATTAACACTGAAATTCAGTCCTTATGGGATCATATAAGTATATCGCCCAGCCATAGTCTCGCTAGTTTCGACCAACAGACCAGCAATATGCATCGCAATAGATCAGCGCACGAACATTACTCTTCATATTATGATCAAGAAATGATAGACATTATATATGAAAAAGATAAACTCATATTTGATAAATACGGATACACTCTGTGAGGAGACTAAATATGAAAATAGCTTTTGGTATAATAGTTTTTAATGGCAATTATGTGCTACAGGAAGCTATTGAATCCATTTACCCCTTTGCTAACCAGATACTAATCGCTGAAGGGCCTGTAGGCTTTTGGCAAGAACAGGGTTATATAACTTCAGATGACGGTACTAATGAAATTATAGATAATATTTATGATCCAGACCATAAGGTAAAGATTATACATAGCCAATACAACGAAAAAGATTCACAATGCAACGCCTATATGCAATTTTTAAAACAGGATAACGATTATATCTGGAACCTAGACTGTGACGAAGTTTTTAAATCTCGTGACATAGAAACAGTTATGGGGTTGCTGCAACAAGAGCGCTATACTTCAGTAGGATTTAAAAGCCTAACTTTTTATGGTGGCTTTGATCACTACTTAACGGGATTTGAGGAAGGCGCAGAGTTTCTCAGAATCAGAAAAGTGTATCCGGGATCTTACTGGTCTACTCATCGACCTCCTACAATAGCTCATCGTGTTGATAATCCGTGGCCAGAAAAACATTTAGATTTTAATTATCTGGATGATAACTATGGCGTAAGAATGTATCATTACTCTTATGTGTTTCCAGATCAGGTGTTTCAAAAAATAAACTACTATAAACAAAAAATAAGTAAAGATAATTGTATTGATAACTATTTTAAAGAAGTTTATTTACCATGGATGGTATCAGAAAACAAAATGCTTGTGGAACAAAGGTATCGTGGACCCCATGAGTTTAAGCCTGAATATCGGGGTGACTGCTATACAGCTAAATTTGAGGGAGATCATCCCTTTATAATAAATAGCCACAGGGAAACACTTCAGAAGAAAATTGACACACAATTAAGGAATTACTTATGCACCAACACATAGACTCTTGGAAGAATTCTTCAACAGCTTTTGAGCAGCAGTTAGATAGAAACATACAAGAATTAAATGGACAGTTCCCCCCTCACTGGGTTCATTTTATAAATCATGTAAAAAATAATCCAGTCAACCGAATTGTAGATGTGGGGTGTGGCGCAGGTGTTTACTGTCATCTTGCGGAGCAAATGGGGTTAGATTATATAGGATACGACTACTCTCAACATGCAGTAGATTTAGCTATCAAGACATGGGGTGATAAATTTGTATGTAAAAACTATCAAGGATTAACACCAGAAGATATTAAAGTTGACGACTTAATAGTAGCTAATGCTCTATGTGATGTTCTTCCAAATGGGCACCACTGCTTGCAGCACTTGCTGTCACTTGAGGGACAATGTATATTAATGCAAAGGGTACGTATTACTAGCTTACCCAGTTTCTCAATGCAATACAAAGCCTACGATATAACCACATACGAATATTATCACAATACTACAGATTTATCTACCGCCATCAGTAGTCATGGGTATAACGCAACTTATCACAGGTTGTATGACGAGATATTTGATCTGGAGATTCAAAAATGGTAACAGTAAATTTTAAAGGCAGACTAGGAAACAATATGTTTCAATACTGTCTAGGTAGGATTTTAGCGGAAGCGCTGGGATATAAATTAAATTCTCCAGTCATTGAGGGGTTTGTAGGTACATATGATACAATTGATGGTATCATACCCAGCAATTATTCGATTCATCTAGAGGGACATGTTGTAGACCTAAATGCAGTCATAAATCATCCAGACAAACCACAAATAGTTTTAGATGGGTTTTTCCAGCGATATGAATATTATAGGAACCATAAAGAAAAAATAAGGGAATGGATGCGCATTCATGACTATAATATAGGACAAACAAGCAACGATATAATCGTGCATGTGCGGCTGGGAGATGATATTAATGAGTTTCACCCCGAGCACCCATACATAATGCCTATTGACTATTACGACAAAGTATTGGATAATATTGACTTTGATAGACTATATCTATGTTCTGAACCAGAGACCATTGAAAGTAAATATATCAAACAGTTCGATAAATATGACCCTATTATATTGCACGGTGATGCGCTACAAGACTTAAGGGCCATTAAATCTTTTGACAAAATTATTGTTTCTCAAAGTACGTTTTCTTGGTGGGGCGCATTTTTATCAAACGCTTCTGAAATCTATATGCCCGTACCTGTCTGTGGGCACGCGAGAAATCAGAGACGATATGTATTTCCAAATGAATGGAGCATGGCTCGACCAGATATAGCTCTATTTGTGGACGATGAAGATAGATATAAGTATGTAAAGCAATATGAAGATCGTTGGTCATTTGTCAACCTACGTGATATAGAAGAAAGATAACATGCCAGAAACACAATACTACAGTAAAGATTATTGGTATCACAATAGTGAAGCGCATGATGATGTGGATAATTATGGAGAATTATACTATGGCTACCAGATATACAAAAATATTGTGCTAAAAATAGACGATATACCAGAGAATGGTTATATAGTTGTTTTAGGTACCAATAGATGTGTGTCTTTTAATTTACTATGTGATCATTTTGGAAAAGATAGATGTATTGGTTTTGATATCCATAACCCCACTAACCATCCATGTGTCAAGGTGAAGGACTGTATGACTCTTTCAGAGGTGGACAATATACCAATCGCATTTTGCCATAATGATCTTGGTAGCTTTCCTACTACTCCCCAGCTTAAGATATATGGTCAAAAGTGGGCCGCTCCTAATATAGTAGAGGGTGGTTATTTTCTGGGGCGCAACAATCTGAATGTCGCAAAATTTCAATCGGAAGAATTGATGGAAAGTCTCAATTTTACAAATATGTATTTTAAAGACTTGTATCATAAATATAATATGATAGACTTTGATGCAAAATGTATCGAAGGACATATGCTCTCAAGGAGAAACAATGAGCGTGATAAAAACGTATGACAGTGATAAATATGATTTTGTGGGAGAGGTGGCGCGTATATTTGATGTGCCTCCAGAAGATCTACACAAGATCCATCACCTTAGAAAAGACTTGATGCCAGAATCTGAATTGAATTTTAGCAATGAAACCAAAACACACTTTCATTCTGTCTTTTATGGGGCGTTGAATTCAGTAGATGGTGCGCCGATCAAAGAAGTATACTATAGGTTTATTGAGTCTATCATAGAGCCTATTTTCAGAAGGCCGTTTTTATACCAATCATTTCCTAGTTTTAGAGTCCATATACCAAACGATCAAGCTGTGCATAAATGGCACTATGACTCAGACGAAGATCATCGACACCCAGAGTGGGAGATTAATTTTCAGATTGCCCTTACTAAGATGTGGGGCTCTAACGCTATGTGGCTAGAATCAATACCAGATCTAGGGGACTTTAATCCTATAGAAATGGAGGTGGGAGAATTCTGTATTTTTAATGGTAATAAATGTAGGCATGGTAACAAGCTAAACAAAACTAGACAAACCAGAGTGAGTATGGATTTCAGGGTTTTACCTTATGAAAAATATAATGAATCTGAGTGTCTAGAATCCGTCACAGCAAACCGAAAATTTGTTAAAGGTGATTATTATAAGCTGTACGAAAAAAAAGGAGACACATATGGCTTGGAGTGACATAAGCCTAGAGAGCTTAAATGAGGTATGGAATTTGTCTGTGTCTGGCATATGTCATGTGGGCGCACATAACGCCACCGAAATAGCAACCTATAGACAACTTTTTGGAAAAGTTCCTGTAACATTTATAGAAGCCAATAAAGATTTAGAAGACACAATTAAAGCTAGTATTTCTAGTTTTGATAATGTTGAATATAAAATAATAGCAGCTGGCGCTGAGCCGCATGTTTCGGATATGTATATAGACACAGAAGACGAAGGTACTGGACAATCTACATCTCTACTAGAGCCACATAAAGTAATAGATAGATATGGTGGGTGGCCAACATTTACCAAGTTTCACGATCCTGTTAAGGTTCAAGTTGACACACTAGACTCTATTATGGCTGGAAAACAATTTAACTTTTTAAATATTGATGTTCAGGGATATGAGCTGGAAGTCCTAAAGGGTGCCACTAAGTCGCTTGAAAATGTAGACTATATACTCTCAGAAGTAAATAAAGCTGAACTCTATAAAGGGTGTCCAATGATAGAGGATATAGATGAATTTCTTGGAAAGTTTTCCTTTTCTAGAGTAAAGTTGGAATGGTATACCGGTGGTGAAGATTGGGGTGATGCTTTATATATTAAGGGAGGGCGCTAAAATGTATGCAACCTTAGACAACATAACACAATCTTTAAACAAAGATGGTTACACTATAACCGATCCGTGGGATGTCGTAGAAGCTTTTGAAAGTAAGGTAGCTAAGTATGCCGGAAGCAAATACGCCATAGCTACAGACAGTTGTACAAATAGTTTATTTTTATGCTTGAAATATTTTAACGCTAATGGTACAATTAAGATACCAAAAAAAACATACATCTCCGTGCCACAAAGTGTGATTCATGCTGGTTGTAAAGTTCAATTTACAGACGAAGAATGGTCAGGGGTTTATCGTCTTGAACCATATCCAATAGTAGATAGCGCCACCAGATTTACAAAAGATATGTATATTCAAGATACTTATCAATGCCTATCTTTTCACATAAGAAAAATACTACCTATCGCCAAAGGTGGTATGATTCTCACAAATAGTAAAATGGCATACGACTGGTTTAAATTAGCAGAATATGAGGGAAGAAATAGACGTGTGCCTCATGATGAAATGCTGTCACCAGCCATGATGGGTTGGAATATGTATATGCCACCCGAACAAGCGGCGCGTGGTTTAGAGTTGTTTCAAAATTTACCAAACGACAATCCTGATTGTGGTGGCTCACAGAAGTATAAAGATCTTACAGAATTCAATATTTTTAAAGGTATGAAATGACTGAGATAACACACCATTCACAAATGTCACAGGACCTGTTCGCTGACTATATGCTCAATTCTAATGAGGGATATTTTGTAGATGTGGGATGTTATGAGCCAAAGTTTATCAGTAATACCTATATGTTAGAACAAAAAGGATTTCAAGGTTTATTGCTTGACGTAGATCCCAAATGGATTAAAATGGCTCAAGAGGAAAGATCTGCAAAAGCGGTTCAAGTAGATCTAATAGCTAATAATTTTACAGATGTGTTGCTTGATAACCAATGCCCCAAACTGATCGACTATCTAGACTTAGATATTGATGACGGTACACTTAAGGTTTTAATAGACATTGATTTTGATGTTTTTACATTTAAGGTAATAACAATGGAACATGACTATTACGCAAACAAGAATGATAACGATAGATCTGCTATGCGCAATATACTACAATCTAATGGATATAAACTTGTGTGCGCGGATGTGGGCAATAACTCCGGGCCTCAGGAGGACTGGTATATTCACCCCTCCCACATAGATCAGTCTAGATGGGAACATGTGGTGTGTTCGGATCTTAAGCATACCGAAGTAAGAAAGCTAATGGGTATTACAGACGAAAGACTAAACTGGTGATAGATTTATTTAACATTAACCAATACCAAATAGACACAAGCAAATTTAGCAACATGCTACATGATAG